AGAATCAGAAATCGCAATTAGACTTGAAAGCAGAGTTAGACATAGAGGAGTCCATGCGGCAGGAAAAATTATATGTAATCAGTCCCTTGACCATTATGTTCCCATAGCAAAAGTACATGATGTAATAGTAGCCGAGTGGGAAAAAGAGCTTATAGAGGAAATTGGTTTGATAAAATTCGATATTCTTGGTTTAAAAACTCTTACTATTATCAAAGAAACAATTGACAAAATTAATAATTTCCCTGGTTTGCCTACAACATTTGATGATAGCAAAGTCTTTGATTCAGTTTTCAAAAACGGAAATACTCTTGGTGTTTTTCAATTTGAAACTGTTGGATTACAAAAGCTTTCAAAACAACTTGCAATTGATAATTTTGAAATGTTATATAATGCTACAACTCTTTATCGTCCAGGTCCACTTCATTCTGGTCAAACAGCTGATTTTGTGCTTAGACATTTAAAGAAAAAAGATTGGGTTTTTGACCATCCCTTATTAGAGCCTCTTACAAAAGAAACATATGGTTTAATATTGTATCAAGAGCAAGTGATGAAGATAATGCATGATTTAGGAGGTTTTAGCTGGGCAACATCCGAATCAGCAAGAAAAATAATGTCTAAAAGCAAGGGGAAAAAAGAATTTGAAAAAATGAGAAATGAGTTTATTCTAAATGCAAATAGAGAGCACAATATTCCTAAATCAGAATCAGGAAAAATATTCGATGTTGTTTCTACTTTTGGAAGTTATGGCTTTAATAAAACTCATGCGGTTGAATACTCAATTATAAGTTATTGGACTGCTTGGCTTAAAACATATTACCCGACAGAATTTTTTGCAACTCTTCTAAGTCACGAGGGTGATGGCAAAAAGTGCAAAGATTATATTCGTGATGCAAAGAGGCTTGGAATTAAAGTCGAGCTTCCAGAAATAAATTATTCAGGCGTTGGTCATAAAGTTCTAAGGGATAGGATTTTTCTTGGTTTTGACTCGATAAAAGGAATTGGAAAATCAATAGCAAAAAAAATAACAAAATATCAACCTTATAGTGATTTATGGGACTTCATTGAAAAAGTAAAACCAGGAAAAAGTTTGCTTCAAGCTCTCACCATATCTGGCTGTTTTAGGAAAATGGACATTGGAGATAAAACTTTGTTTGATAAAGCTGAAGAAATACTAAAGAAAAAAAGAAACATAACCTTTTCATTAAAAGAAGACTCTTTTAGTGAGAAAGAAAGAATTTTACTAAGAGAGCAGTATCTGTCTTTTCCGTCAGAAAAATCCTTAATTAGTTTTTTCAATAATCCTTTTAGGGAAAAGGTAAAAATTAGCAAAATAGAAGAGCTTGTTTTTGATGATTATAACGAAGATATCTGGATAGAAGGAATTGTTACTTTTATAAATTTTAAACAGGAAGGACTTGAAGGACAATGGACTATGTTTGATAATGTGTTGGAGAGAAGATATGCGCATTTAAATGTTAGTGATGGAACAGGAAATGTTCTTGTACATTTCTCTCCTGAGCAGTATACTTATTACAAAAAATATTTTGAAAGAAAAGTTGGTTTTCCTGTACTTATTTACGGTCATTCTATTCCAAACTATAACAAAATATACTGTGATGGAATGATTGTGCTTGACCAAATAGATTATAATAATCCTTTACTGAATATTATAATGGCTAAAAAAGAAAAAATTCAAAATGTTTTAGAGCGACTCAAGAGTAAATTTCCTGAGTGTGAAGTAGGAATAATAAAAAAAGTAAATTATAAAGTTAGTAAAAACAAAAATCCGTATGCAAGAATTGAAATACAGAATAAAAAAGATTCTTTGCTTTGTTTTGGTCTCGATAGTGACATTTTCATTGCAGGAGAATTTATAGTTTATAAGCAAAATGCTCCTCCGTTTATACAAGTAATTGCAAGAAAAAAAAGAATAAAGGAGAATTTTTATGAAATTCAAAAATAAAAAATTAAGACTATCGTTCTCGTCGATGTCTACATATGAGCACTGTCCATATAAATATAAGCTAAAATATATAGACAGAATAGAAACAGATATCAGGTTTCCTTATTTAGAAAAAGGACAGAAAATTCATGCAGAAATAGAGCATTTTTATAAAACCCTTGCAAGAAAAGAAAAAATCACAATTCAAGATATTGAAGAGCATAGGAAAGTTTTTGATAAAGAAGTTTACTCAGATTGGAAGAGTCACTTTGACTCTTTCTTAGAGCTAAATAAGAATATTTTAAAAAACTTAAACGGAAATGGGAAATACTTTTATCCTCTTAGTGTTGAAGAGAAATTATATGATGAAGACCTTGATATTGTCGGGGTGATTGACGCTGTCTACTACGATGGAAAAAATCTCTTAATATTAGATTTCAAAACAGGAAAGCCGCGCCCTTCTCTAACGTCAAGTGACAGAAGGCAGCTTTCCATTTACACGCATCTTTGGAACTTGTTCCACCCAGACAAGAGAGCGACGCATTGGGGGCATTTTTATACGCAAAAAAAAGTGTCAAGAAACAATCCACTGATAGAAAAAGTTAAAGAGCAAACCATAAAACTAACATACGAAAAAATAAAGCAAATAAGAAAAAAAATTTTACTCGGGAACTTTCAGAGAAGAAAAAGTGCATGGACTTGCGGCAGGTGTGAATATTTGGAGTACTGTTATGGTGATAAGTAAATGTTAGATTTGTTTAACAAGTTTCCAAGAGAAATTGGAACACCAAAAAGAGTGGTGGTTTATAGTATGGAAGAAATGCTGGATAAAGTGAATAAGCTTAATGGCAAGGTTAAAGTTTTTGTTGATATTTATAATTTTACAAGCAATCCGAAGGTCGATGAGCAAGCTCTTGATGTTGACAAAATTTTTTTTGACTTAGACAGTGACGAAGGAATAGAAAAAATAAAAAAAATGCATAAGTGGGCGAGTGAAAATGACTACAAGCACATAATGTTCTTTAGTGGGAAAGGATTCCATTTCTATTTGTTGGCAACAGGTTATCAAAATTTAAAAAATAAAACAGACACAGTATATAATGCCCAGCACTTCATTGCTGAAGAAATCGGTCTTACAATCGGCGAGAAGAGAACTCATGACATCGACCAAAAGACCGTAGGAAGAATCAGTCAAATGGCAACTTTTCCAGGAACATGGAACTGTTCACGAGAAAGATATTGTATTGGAGTAACAGAAGAAGACCTAGAGAGAGGATATGATTATATTAGAGAAAAGGCAAAAAAACAAAACCTTGACTTCAAATACTACGGTAGCAAACTATTTGACATCAGCAAGTTTGATACAGAAAGACCAAAAGAATTCCCACTATTAGAGATTTCCAAAGACCTAAAGATAAAGATTGATGGAGATAAATTTTTGAGGTCTATTCCTCCTTGTATTGCTCATTGGTTGGATATGGAACATATTGGTTATGATAGAAGAGGTTATTTGATTTGTTATTTGCGAGACACTGGATATTTACTTGAGGAAACTATTCAAATTCTTGACAAGTATATGAAAGACAGAGCAGAATTCATTCATTGCACTACGAGCAATGTTGCTCCTGGATATCATGTAAGAGGAGAAAAACAGCCACAGTACCTTTATGGAAGAGGCAGAAATAGAACAGGTTTTCCTTCTTGCGAGAAAATAAAGGCTTTGGGCGATTGTCCTTTTTCTGGAAGTAAGAGGTGTGATAAATGGAAGATTTACAAGTAGGAAAACTTTATGTTGATAGTAGAGAAAATAAAAAGCTTTTGAAGTATTTGGAGCATTTTGATATTGAATATGAGGTTAAGACTTTGGAGGTTGGTGATTTTTATTATCCAGAAAAAGATGTTTGTATTGAGAGAAAGTCTATAACGGATTTTGTAGGTTCTTATATTTCAGGACACATACAAAAACAGTTAAAGAATATGGACTTGAATTTTGACAGATATTATGTTTTTATTAGTGGACGATATAACTATTTTGCTTTTAAGAAGCATTTTCGCTATATTTCAGAGAAGAGCATTGAGAAGATGAAAATTCACTTGTTGCTTGATTTTCCAAAGCTGAGAATTATAGAATTTTTGAATGATAAGCATCTTGTAAGAGGAGTTAAAGAGATTATAGCTTATGAGCAAAAAAAATTGGACTTTAAAAAGCAAATAGTCAAAAAGTCTAAGGATTTGAATGATGTTTACTTTAATATTTTATGCTGTGTGCCTGAAATTTCAAGTGTTAGAGCCAAAGCTATTGTTAAAAGGCATCCTACCATAAAGAATCTTATAGCGTCGCTTTCTTCGGGCGAGTTTAGTGTTAAAGGTATATATAAAAACCAAAAAGCTTGGCTTGAAAAGGTGTTTCTAAAATGACAACAATATATTTAAAAACTTTTTTATCTATTATTTTTATGAGGTGAAGAAAAGAAAAGTAGGAGGTGATAAAGTTGGACAATTGTACTGTTTGTAATGGAACAAAAACAATTAGGCAGGTTTATCTGGAGTGGGATGCAGACATTGACAACAAACTCTGTGATAAGCATACAAAGGAATTGTTATGTTATTCCGATAATTTCGCTAAAAAGTTTTGAAAGATGATTAAAAATGATTGAAATAAAATACTCTGGTGGGATTATTGAGGTTTATTCACCTTACAACAACAGACTTGTAGAGATTTTCAGAGGTCTCTCAAATAGAAAATGGAATCCGGAAAAGAAATGCTGGCAAGTTGGTCTTACTAGTTTAGAAAAAGAATTCTTGCCAGCAATTAAGAAAGCAAATATGCTTTTTGAATTTGATGAAAGCTTTTCTAATTTTTTCACCAGCATTGCAAAGAATGCCAAAAAAACAAAAATTGATTTTAAACTTAAATTACCATTGTATGAGTTTCAAAAAGAGGGAGCAAAAAAGATGGTTTGGTCTCCGTTCTTTGCTCTTTTTGATGATATGGGAGTAGGAAAAACAGTTCAAACCATTGCCGCAATCAATAAACTCAAAGAAAAAGGAGAAGCAGGAAAAGTTCTAATCATTTGTCCTAATTCTTTGAAAAAACAATGGCATGATGAAATTAAGAAATTTAGCAACATGAGTAGTTTGGTAATAGAAGGCAACAAAGCTAAAAGACAAAACTTATGGGAGAAAAGAGTGAGAATCAAAATCATTAACTATGAGCTTGTTAGATTTGATGATTATCCTTTCTACCATGAATGGGATATTCTGGTGCTCGATGAAGCCTCAAGAATTAAAAATTCCTTTGCAAAAACAACTCGATATATTAAAAAAATTAGAGCAAAGAGAAGATATGTTTTGACAGGAACACCAATAGAAAATATGATTACAGACCTTTATTCTATTTTTGAATTTTTGAATCCTACTATTCTACCATCTTATAGAGGGTTTAAAGAAGAATACCTCATAACAAGATTAAGAAATTTTGGCGGACTCCAATTCGAGGAAATTGTTGGTTACAAAAATCTTGATAAATTAAAAAAAGTTATTGGACCGTATTATATTCGCAGAAGAAAAGAAGAAGTTCTAAAAGAGTTGCCTTCCCTCGTTAATGAAAAAATTTGGGTTGAATTGAATCCGAGTGAGAGAAAACACTATAATGCGATAAAGAAAATAATTGAAGAAAAAATTGATAACATCAAAGCTGGTGATGACGACTCATTTAATTCTATTCTTGGTGAGATGACCTTACTAAGAGTTCTTTGCAATGGAGAAATTTGCTTGAAGTGGAGTAATCCTTCTAATACAGAAATTCAAAAAATGCAACCTTTGATGAAAGAAACAAGTTCAAAGAATGATGAATGCATGAATTTGATAAGAAGTATTATTAGACAGAATGGAGATAAAATTATCGTCTTTAGCGACTATGTTGCTCCTTTGAAAGACTTAGAAGACAGATTAATGAAAGGACAAATAGGATACTCTTCTTTATATGGGACTATCAAGAACCGAGAAGAAGAGATTGAAAAGTTTAGGAAAAATTCAAACATTAGAGTTTTACTTTCCCAAATTAGAACAGGAGGATATGGACTAAATTTACAAGAAGCGAATCAAGTGATTTTTCTTAATAATCCTTGGAACCCTGCTGTAAAAAATCAAGCACTAAGTAGGACTCATAGGAACGGACAGAAGAAAACAGTTTTTGTCTATGACCTTATTGTGAGAGACAGCATTGAAGAGAGAGTATTGAAAGCCCTGGAAAACAAGACAGCCTTATCTGAGAAAGTAATTGCTAAAAACATTAAAAAATATATGTAAAGGGAGGTAATTAAAAATGCCAATAGAAGAGAAAGATATAGTAGTAAGTCTAACTTTAATGAGAAAATCTGACAATCTTTCTGATGTTACAGACATTTTAGTTCCATACAGCCATATTGTAAATAAAACAAGGGACCAACTCAGAAAATTCTTTAGAGAAGAGTCTCATAAAGCATTGGATTTAATTCTTGATAAAAACATAAACAAGTACCTAAACTTGTAGGAGGTAAGAGAATGGAAAGAGCAAAATGTATAGAAGTAGACATTAGAAGTGGTTGGGCAGATGCTGAAAAGAAAATAAATGATGAACTAAAGAAATTAGATAACTGTGAAATCACAGCAAGAGAATTAGTTCCAACTCCAGCAGGAAAGGCACATGTCCTAATAATGTACAAACCAAAAGTAAGCAAAGGGTAGAATTTAATTCTACCCTTTCAATCAAGACAATTACAATTCTTTTTTTCTCTTAAGCAATCAATATACTTTTTTCGGTAGTCATTGTATTTTTCTTTGTAATCATCTCTTTGTTTCTTGAACAAATCTCTTTCACTTTTAGCTTCAACAAGATTTTTGGCTCTTGTTTTTTCCATGAACACTTGTTCCAATTCTTTGAGTTCATTTTGGCAAATTGTTTTTTCTTCAATTCTAACTAATTCTTTTTCAAAGTTACACTTTGTTTCCTTTATTACATCTGGTTTGAAGTAAAGGAAGAGAAGAATTCCAGCAACACAAAGGATAAATACAAAAGTTAAGATTCTTTTGCCTTTATTCATTTTTTTGCCTCCAAAAAATATACATCCCACCCTCCGCCCTCTCGTCATATTGTTGTTATATGTATGGCAGATTCGTGAAGACGAGATATAAGAAACCACTAAAGACAGCTGCATAAAATGCCCTTTCTATGGCATTCCAAAACTTTTCATCCATTTTAGGTTTCACCTCCTCTCACCTCCTTGTTTAGAGAAATGAGTATAATAAGTCAAAATTCTTTTCTTTGAGAAGGAATAAGAATGAGGGGTCATTTTTCATCCCTCCAATTTTAGAAAAAGCCTAAAGTGTTACCTTTCAACACCCCATATCTTTCTATATATTGCTTTTAATCCATTTTCTACAATTGCAGTAATTCCAACATAGGCGGGCAAGGCCATTATTGCTTCCGGAGTCATTCCTGTGACTGAGGCACTTCCTCCAACAATTGCCCCAAGGATTACTGTTTTAAGAAACTTTATTCCGTCTATCTTTTCCTTTACGCCTACAGAGTCATATGACTTGAGATAACCTGCCCCTGCCACAAAAAATCCAGACATTATTCCTACTCCAACTTGAACCAGAAAATCATCCATTTTTAGTACCTCCTAAAACATTCCTAAACTTTTCACTGCTACAAAAATTCCAACTATTGTTGAAATGAATCCTATTGCTATAAGACCTCCTTGAGCCATTGCTATTTTTCTTCCATTGTTATCAATCTCTTTATCAATTGATTCGAATTTTTTTTCATGTCTTGAGATGGTCCCGTTTAATTCTTTGAGATGTTGTTCCTGTGCAGAAGAAATTTCAATTAATTTGTCTAATTTTTCATGAATCCTAACTATTTCTCTCCCAGTCAATTTTAGCACCTTCATCGCCTTCTTCTTATTCTCATGGGTAATTTTTCCTCCTTATAGGTATCTGATGCTTCTTTTGTTTCAAATTTATGTATTGAAAACAAATCATTAAAACTGAACCAAAATCCGCTTGGTTTTATTCCTACTTTATCGCTTTCATTTTTGTTATCTGGAAATTCTTTCAAGTCTTTATAGTTGTAGTCTGGTTTTGTTGAATTGAGATGTCTCCAATCGCCTTTGCTGTCTTTAGCATAAATAGTGGCGTGACCAAATCTTTTTCTTGTGAATCCTGCACTGACAAGCCATATATTTCTTGGGATATTTGCTGCCGCAAAGTAACTTCCAATCATTATAGACCAATCATCACAATCTCCAGCTTTTCCCTTGCTTAGAACTGCTCTTAATTCGTAAGGGAACATCCAGAATTCAGAAAACCCATAATTAGTATCATTTCCATATTTATAGTTGCTTTTTGCCAAACGGTAAACTTTTGGAATTAGTTTGTCTAAATCTTTCTTACCATCATAGATTAAATGCTTTTTTCTCAATTGTTTTTCTATTTCAAAATCAGGCATTATAAAATTTCTAACATCAATTTCTACTTGAATCCATTGATTTTTCCCAATCAATACTGGTCTAAAGTAAGTAATATCAGCAGAAGGAATGTTCACAGGTTTTAATTTTCCTTCTAATTCTTCTACATAAGAGTTAATGTTTTTGATTTCTTCTTTCTTTTTTTCAATAGTTTTGTTGGCGTCTTTTAAAGAAAGTAGCAACTTTTTTATTTTTTCTTCTTTTTCTTTCACAGTTTTTTCACAGTTACCTAATTTAGTTTGCAAACGCCTATTGTTTCCTATGCATGTATATTTTTCAATTTGTAGATTTTCAAAGTCAGAATTAAATCCAAAAAAACTTCCCACTAATTTCTTTAGGAAACTCCATTCTTCAATTTCAGACATAACCTCACTTCTTAATATATTTTTACTTTTCTAATATTTAAATATATTTTTTTTCAGAATTCAAGGCTGTACTCTAATCTTAGCTCTAGGCTACTTGTCTTCGAAATAGCATCAAAGGTAGTTCTGCAATACATTATTCCTCCATTTGTTCCTGTAGATGTAAACAAACCAACTTCTGTTAAATCTACAGGCTGAGTAACAGGTTCTGTAGAAGCAAACCAACCAATATATGTGGTTTTTGTATCGCTATCATGAGTATATGATTGGAATGCTTTGTATTTGTTTGTTCCACTATAAGGCACTGCATTTTCTAAATCTGTATCTCCTGCCGCAGGAGTTGTTGTTCCTGTCCCAAAAGCAAACCCTGTAAGATTATCGCTTGAGTCACCACTTAGTAAATTTCTTACAAGAGTTTTGCCTGTTGTCACTATAAGATTGTCTTTATCAACAACCAGCCTTTCTTCTCCTGTCTTTTTATTAATTAAGAATATCTTTACATGTCCTTTTAACCTTTGTTTTTCTTTGAATTTCATTTATTTCACCCTCATTATCCACACAACCTCATAATAGGATGGCAAATTATTGTGAGGTGACCCTCCGCCTGTCGCTCCCGAAGTAACAGTTCCGTTTTGAATTGATGAAGTTCCTTCATAGGACCCATTTGCTTGGTCTCCACCTCTTTGCACTGTGTGTGTGTGACTTGGCATTTCATCTATAGTCAAGGTGTGTGTATCTTCACCACCTACAGTTCCACTTGTTGTACTTCCCCTTAAAAATCTTTGTGCTCCACTTGAACCATTCAAATCAGGAATTACTTGTCCATTCAAAGGACTCTCACCATCATTCAATGTTTGCCCATTGCACTCCACAAATCCATAAGGAATTGAAGGCATTCCTGTAAGACTTTTCGCCCATGCAATTATTCCTCCTATTGGAACAAAAGGTCTTTCATCTATTATTCTGTTATCATCAATATTTGCATTTACGATTGTAGTACTTCCATGTTCAACAAAAATAATTGCTAGCAAAATATGGTCATCTGGTAAATCAGGTGGATATGGATTGGCTTGTGCGGTGCCAACTACATAGTCAACTGTCCCATCACTTCCAACACAGATAATATCATATCTGTCATAGGTGGCATCTGAAGCATCTATGTTTTTACTTGTTGAAGGAACATCAGTGTATCCACCACCTGCTCTAATTGTTCCAGAAGCAATATCTACAGCCATTGCAGGTGTTGCCTGCTCACTTACAACACATCCACTTATTACAGCATTTCCTTTATTTGCTTCTTTTATATTATCAATTCTACAAGCATACCCATATCCCGAATTTACTATTTTTTCTCCAGCCATTCATATCACCTCAACTACTGGGATTTGTAACCAAGTTACTTCCATACTTACTCGGCCCTCCTAAGAATTGTATTGGCTTACTAAACAAGCAAGCACTATTGTCAGCAAAACACCATGAATTTGAATTTCTTGTCCTGCTTTGGATTACTAGATTACTACTTGGGTCATCTGTTAATTCTAAGTCATCAAGGAAAGAAACCAACCTTGCAATCAATTCTGATTCTCCTTTTTCTTTTTCTTCCAATGCATTAAGTCTTTCAAACAGTTCATTAAGGTAAGATTCAATATCCTTTGTAAGCTTTGTAAGAGTCAATTCTGTTCTTAAAGTCGAACCTATTAAATTATGCTTCACCGCTACCACTGTCATAGTTTGTGTTGAAGAAAAGAACCTTGAATCTGTTATATCCACAGTTTCTCCAACATCAATAGTTGGCTGTATTTTGCACACCACCTTTCCATTTACTATTGGATTTTTCCACTTCTCAATATAATCTGAGGCAACAGCTATAGCATCGTCTCTTGTTTTTAGATGAGGATTTTCAATTTTATTCTCTCTTTTTCCATAGTTAGCAATGCTTATAGGGTCATCTTTTTGAACAACTATTGGAACAGAATACTTATATCTTATCACTACATTGTTTGTTCCAACTCCTGGTGTTGATGCTGCCTCGAAGATTACTTGCTTATTTTCTTGGTCTACTCTATAATCAAATGTTTCTTTCATATCTGGCTGATAACCCAACTGTTTTACTCCATCTACAGTAACATAAGTAGAAACAGGTTCATAAGTTAAAGTAAAGGTTGTGGTTGAACCATTTCCATTAAAACTTTCTTCATAATCAAACATTTGTCTACCAGCATAAACAGTAACAAAGTTACAAAGATTTGAATCGTCATCCCAAAAATCATCAAAGATAATGTTTACTCCTCTTTCTAAATCAATTCCACTATCTGTAGTTCCCATAATAGCAAAATTTAAAACTTTATCTACATCAATGTAAAAATCATACTTTGTTGGTCTTATTTCTGCAACTTTTTTTATTGCCTCAAATACGGTTATGTTCTTGAATACAATGTCTGTGTAGTAAGTTGTTATTGCAACACCACTAACTGTTATATCGGCAGAAGTGTGTGGAGTTCTTCTTAAATCATCAAATCTTAGATTTATTGAACTTGCATTTGTCCCAATATCAAATTCTAACTGGTAGTAATCAATCGCAACAAGAGAAGGATACCCTGCTCCTGTTGTTCTATTCGCCATGTCAAATTCCACATAATTCCAACCATTTGAGAGAGTTGAAGTGGCCTTCGTTATTGTGTAATAGTTGTTACTGTCTTGTCCCAAATGTAATTTTATGTTTGTTCCCAAATCAGTTGTATCTGCTATGTAGATATAGAGGCAAATGTAATCTGTAGATGCCAAATCCAAAGAAGAAGTCATGGTCTTGGTTAAAGTAGCACTTCCTGTATTATAAGTGCAATCAACTTTTAAACAAGCATCCCCCAATCTTGCCCATGGATGCCCATCCGCATCATCAGTAGTGTCAGCAGTTAAACCAGAAAAATCTCCACCCGCAGTCCAATTAGTTGTAGCATTCATATTATCTATTAGGTCGGTGTTCATTACATAGTTGTTCATTACATCTCTTACAATTACACTATACTCTCTATCATTATAGATTTGGGCTCTTATCATTATCTGGTTTAACTTGGTAGTATAGTCACCACCACTAATTTTTAATTCAAATTTTTTCTTCGCGCTCCTTTTTGGCTTTTCAAGATATCCTCCAAATAATTTTAGGTTATCAGAAGTTCTATAAACTTCAATTTCATCTCCCGAAGAAATAGTGTCATATAGCGTATTATCTGGGTCACTTACAACCATGCTAAAACTACCAGATAGTTGGGTGAGTTTCTTTTCTGTAGTGAGAATTTTAACTCTACTAACTGAAGAGTTATTTATCTTTGCATAGTATTGTGTCATAATATAGCCACACTCATTACTTCTCTAAATACTATTGTATAGGTCAAATGCTGAGTACCTGCCCCAAAAGTATAGTCTTGAGATAAAAATACTACTACTGACTGTTTTTCTTCTGTTCCTCCAGAGGTTGGAAAGTCAACACCAAGAATATATAATTTTTCATCTCCATCCGAGTATTGGGGTTGATTTGTAAAGGTTGATTTATAGAAACTTAACTTGTCTAAATCTTCCATTCTGGTTTTTAATGTACTTGCTTCAGTTGCAGTCATTTCTCCACTAATTGTTATTTTCCTTACTTGATTATATGAATCCCAGCAGTCCGGAAGAAACTCCCACGGAATCTCGTCATAGTCAAGTGCTTTTACATAGTTATATTTTATTGTGGCAGGTTCAGGGTTGAAAGTGTAAACCGCTCCTCCAGATGCAGTTATATTTGGATATGTTCCTGTCGCATTATAAATTCTAACTCCCATTTCATCTCAACCTCTTACAATCACTCCTATGCAACATCCAAAATACTTTTATTCTACTATTCTTCAATTCTTTAATGCTTCCGTTTGCATCATATTCTTTTGCTTGAGCACACATTTCATGCACTGTCATACTACTGCATCCCTTCCAATCATAGTAATTCCATTCATCATCTTTTGTGCAGGGTTCTTTTGGCTCAGGAGGGCTCTCGTAAAGTAAACGGATACAACCACTTGTTAAGATTAAGATTATGAATAGCCCCACTATCAACTTTTTCATCTCATTGCCTCCTATCTATATTTTCTCATTGTATCATCTACCCATTCATCTAACTTTCTTTTTATATCATCACCATCGTTTGCATAAATTGTAACTCCGCCAAAATTAATGATAATAGACCTGCTTTTTTCTTCTTCTCTTCCTGCAGGAATAACTTTTTCTCCTTTATGCAGCAAATAACTTCCAGTTTCGGGAACAAAACTTGTTCCTCCTTGATATTCTCTTTCAGGTAGTATGGCGGTTTCCATTATACTGAACTTGCCAATAGTAAGAGGTGCTCTCAAAGCAGACTGCTGTGCACTAATTGATGCTCTTTCTGCGTTCTTTGCTGCCAATTCCGCTCTTTCAAGAGCATTTCCCATAGCAGTAATTGTTTCAGCTATTGAGGTTTGAAAATTGATAAGAGAATTTGAGGATTTATTGACATATAGTAAGAAGTCAACTAACCCACCAGGCGAACTTCCAAATATTGTTTTATGTATTGCACTTGAAAATTCTGCGAACATTAACAAAACTCCAGCAAATGACCTTGTGAGAGAATTAGTCGCAGAGTCCATTCCTTCATTAAATGCTTCAGCAGAAGTTTTTCCTTCTGACAATGCGTCTCCAAATTCTTGAGTAAGTTCCCAATGTGCCTGATATAATCCCAATCCACCTCTTACTTCTCCTGGTCCTATTACTGTTGGAAAAGGAATAAGATTTAGTATATTTTCTAGTAAAGTAGGAGGAGTTCTCGGAGGTCCCTCTGATATCTCTTTCTCAGTCTTACTAACTAAATTCTCAATTGCTGGAATTAGATTTGTGTTTATTTTTTTAGCTAAACTTTCGACGTCTTTAGTGTTAAATTCAAGTAATTCGGAAACTCCTCTTAGTTTTTCAATGTCTATTGCACCAATATCTTTAGATAAGTTATCTATGTTTGTTGAGACATCAGAAGATATATTCCCAAATGCCCTACTTGCCTCATCTACATCGCTTTTTATGCTATCGACTGATTCTCCAAAAGTTGTTGCAAGTTCTATTGCTTTGTCAACTGTTGTTTTATCCAATATTTTTGCTTCATATTCTTTCCAAACTTTTAAAAGTTCATCAATGGAACCTTTACCACTTAAAGCCTCCTCTCTTAGCTCTTGTAAAGAGCTAATTAATTCTTGATTTGCCGCTGGATGTTTCATTAATTCAGCAATTGCGTTGTCAATTTCTGCAACTAATCCTTCCATGGTTATATCCATTGATTTAATTTTTTCAGTGACTTCTGTAACAGTATTTGCTAACTTTACATACTTATCCACATTACTTTCAATATTTTTCCTTAGTCCTTCTATTGCTTCTTCAGTATTAAACGACCCTGCTGTTAGTTTTTCAAATGCAGGACCTAATGCCCTTAGTATTACTTCTCCGAAGAAGCCAAACATTGCTCCAATAGCTGCTCCCATTGCCCCTGTGGCTTGTTCAGGCATTCCTTCCTTTGATAGTCGGACGGCAGCACCTACTGCTGCTCTGGCTTGAGCGCCATAAAATCTCCAAACTAAATTTAGAACAAGAGCCAAAGGTCTTAGGACCATTAGCAAGGGACGCAATAGTATTGCCAACATGTCTCCAATTGGCTTTAAGAACATTAAAAGAATTTTTCCAATATTTCCCAGTGTTCTTTGTAGCATTTTACTTGCTTGAATAATTAGCATTATTCCAGCTGCAAGACCAAGAATCGGCAAAACAATTTTAGCAAGCGATGATAACGATGCTAACATTCCTCCTATTCCTTTTTTAATTGCTCCCAATCCTTTTGCGCCAACAAAAGCATCTTGGAGTTTTATAAATTGTTCCTTTTGTGCTTTTGCTTGCGAAATCTCCTTCAATTGCTGGAACATTGCAACTTCAGTGCTTGACATTTTGTATAGTTCTTTTAGTGCATGAAGCTCTTCAAAATCTAATTCCTCACTTATGGGTTGAGTAGCCATTGCTTGGACAGCGCCTGTTTCTCCTAATTTTTTTGCTTCGGCAACTGCCCCAGTTATTTTGTCCTTTCCTAAAATTTCAACTGCAATTTTTAAAGGAACATTTATTCCGTTCATTTTCACCTACCTGCCGCTAACATTTCTGCTCTTCGCCTATTCAACTCTATTTTTCTCTCAATATTTTCTTGGTCAATTATTATCTTAAAATAATCTATAAGAATAGCATCTTGTTCATCTATTCCTCCAGTTCTGGGCAGTCTTTTAAACTTGTTGGACAATGCAAATAACTGAAATATTTCTGCTATTTCTGGGTCGGTGATGACTTGCTGACTTCTGACTGCCCAGCGGATTTTTCCTCAACATCACCTCTCGGAAAATTTAGACCATCAATAAAAGTGTCCAAAGCAGAAGCATCTTGAGGCTTTATATTATCTAGCATTTCTAATGTGCATTTTTTCCCTTTTGGTAACCAAGGCGCTTCAACAATACACCTCCATGCAGCCTCTTCTTGCATTTTATAGACATCTAATATTTGTTTCATTTTTGTTGCTGATTTTGTTCCTGACTTTGATGATGGCTCTGCTTCTGTTATGAATTGAGATGCACTCCTCATTACCGCTTTCTTTTCTCTATATCTCAACCTCCTACACTTATATATGTCTCCACTTGGTGCTTTGAACTCAAACAATTCATCTTCCATTCATTCTACCTCCTTATTTATTCTACCATGGGTCTGAACTCTGACCATCATAATATTTTACATCAATTTTTTTTGCCGTAAAGGTAAATGTTTCTTGCACAACATTTCCATCCACTGGTATTCTCCTTTCAGATGTTCCAAATTTCAACTCTTTTATATCTAAAAACAATCCTCTGTAAGCCTCATCTGTAGTAGTTTCTCCATTGTCCAAAAGAACATCTATATCCAGCTCTTTTACATCACTATCACTCGGCTCTGTTGCATTTGTTGCCGTGTCAAGAAAATAACTCAATTCTGTATAGGTATCATAGTTTAATACCACTGTTCCTGTAATTGTCCTCGGACCTTGTAGCAAATCAGTTATGCACCTTTTGTTATCATGTGGAAGAATTCCTCCAACCTCATGTAAGTTATTGGCTACTGAAACATTTAAGGACACAACATCTGCTGTCGCCGTTCCGTTTATGTTGAGCGCTCCTTTATTGTGATACATCCAAGGACCGTAATCAAATTCTGTTATTGTTTCTGCTGCTGTTTCATATTTAAATTTTTGGGCAATTATATCAGCACTCACTCTGAGGGGTTCATTTTGGTCTAATGATATTCTTAGTGTATTTGTTTTACATCCAGTCAGTTTAAGAACATCGTCTGTTGTTCCCTTCTCTAAACCCACACTCAAAGAATATGGTTTGCATTCATATTCTACTGGATTCGCATCTGTTGAAGTGCTGTCTTCTGAACAACCATAGTGAATATAATTACTGCCATTTGTCACTGGACTAGTTGTATCAAAATCTCCAATGCTTGCTACAATAAATGCTCCATCTTGTGCAAAGTAGTCAATACTTGCCGTACATTTAAAGGCTTTTGTAAGGATTTTTCTGACATTTATTCTGCCCGCCGAATGAATTGGAAATATTTGATTATCACCTGTTACTGTTGGAGTGCCTTGTATCTGTCCTATCGTCATATATCCGCTTCCAGGGTCTGTTCCATAGGTTGCTTCAGTTGCAAAAGCAATCCTTTGTTTAAGCCCACCAATATTAGTCATTTCTTTCTCCCTCCTATAGAATTCTTTATTGTTTTATCTCTACCTATTGTTTCCTTAGTGGTAGGTATTGGTTTTTTAATAGCAATATCTTCTTTGGTTATATCTTTGCTTTTAGATATAGCCAATTTCTCTTTCACCTTTCTTTTTACATAATTATTCCACTGAGCATCATCATTTACATCTACCATTTTATCTCACCTCAGTAACTTTTTTGATAATGAACATATATTGTCATTTCTCTCCTGTAAAGTTTATGAATTTGGTCAAAGTCTAAATCTACCACTCCTTCCACTCTCATTGTAATAACATTATGGGGTTTGTTACTATCCCTTAAATTTCTTACTTGGCTTTGAATATCTTCTTCAATGAAATCAACTAGTTTATCTCCTGTATAGGTTTTTGAATTAATAGTATAAGATTTACCTCCTCTGACCCAAATTCCTACTCTGAAAGTAGGATATTGAAATACTACTTTATCACCTACTCCGCCACTTGCTTCTCCTCCTCCAATTCTCCTGATTCCTATTCTTGGCATTTCAGCTTTCACATTTGGAGAGTTTGGATAAATCCAGTTATTTCCATATTTATAAGTAATTGAAATATTATTAGTACCAGCAATAGGTGGTGTTTTGAATGTTATAGTTGCATAATTGTTAGCACTACCAAAATCAAGATTGTAATCTCTATTTAGTTTTTTGGTAGCAGAACCAATAGTAACAGAATCAATATACATCAAAGGCTTCTTGGTTAGAGTAAACTTTGTAGTTGAATCATCACCAGAAAAAGTGTCTGTTTTAAATGTCCCCCTTCCTGCTGGGTCTGTTAGGGCTCTCCTAAATTCATTTAGTAAAGCAGTTTTCAATTCTTCCACTATTACTACACCTTGTAAATTTTTTAAATCCCACCTTGGGACTTAATATTAATTATTTGTTTCATCTATTTAAATATATTTTAGAGCCTTCCTTCTCTCAAACGCTGCAGATTTAAATGAATTGCAGGTTCCATGAAAGGTTTTGCGGCAGTTCCTGGGTGTTTAACTTTCTTTACAATTACAATTTCTGCAGGTCCTTTTTTGGCTCCACTTAATCTTGCCTTTCTTCCTACTTCAAACGCCAATGCTTTTTTATATTTTGGAACAATAATATGAGCACTAGTCCCATATTCTACAAATCCACTATAAGGAGCAGTACTTTCAATCACATATTTCAGAGGAGCAAGTTTTCTAAATCTTATGTTGGCTTTCATATAACCACTATCAACTGAACCATTAGCAGATACATTCATCTGAGCATCTTCTACTACTTTAGCACAAAACCTCATCAGTAAGTTATCCAACCAATCAACTATAACTTTCTCAATATCTGCTTCTGACATATTATTGAGTATGTTCTTTTCAGGCATTATGCATCCTCCACAACACGACTTATTTCCCACTGTCTTCCTGCAGTAGAAAAGGAAATCTCGCTTGATTTGTCTGTAAAAATTGGTTGGGAAATCAATCTTGTTACTACATAGTCAATTCCTGCGACTGTTATTTTATCATTTACTTGTACATTATCTTCCGCCTTGCAAAACATGGATAAAACTTCTTCATCTATCTTTCCCATATCAAAAATGGGTTCATTTCTTTTTCTTTCTGTTAAGACTACTTTTATTCTTTTTGTTTTAAGAACTTCTATGGGACTACCTGTTTGGGCATCAATATCCTCTGAGTTACTACTCCAAATAACATCCACACCAAATTCATCTAAAAATGCTGAAACATCATCTTTGGGGTCAAGCATTTAATATCGTCTCCTCAACTTCTCCAATCTTTGCGAAAGAGTATCTTCTGCTCTCAAAGTATCTCTCTTCAAAGGTTGTGTTAGTTTTCCCGGAATTTGTGTTGCTCCTGTGTTTCCTCTCCAAGGAACAAACTTAATGGGTCTAAGTTTTCTGAATAGTTCATTTCTCCTTTTCTCATAATATTCAAGCAATGCTTTAAAAGTATCTGGAGAACGATTAATTGTAAGACCTG